TCTTTGTTCATTATCTTACTAATAGCATCAGTAAGGACTGTCAAATTTTCTCTATCTAGCATTTTAATTTTCCTTTTTATATGCTACTACTATTCATGAACATCATCGCAACAATTGCAGTAATAGCTGATGATATCACCAACCAAAATGTTCGGTTTACTAGACGTACAGTATTAGAATTTTTTGCTACTGATATCTCTAGTTCTTCAATTCTATTTATAAGATCTTGAATTTGCCTTGCTTGCTGTTTACTGAAAGATGATAATGTTATTATCTTTTCTTCAGCTCGAGCGATAGATATAATGGCTTCCACCAATTTATCTATTTTTTCTTCTATCCGGTCGAGTCTATGATCGACGGCCGTTGCTTTAACCACGTTCTACTATCCTAATTCTTAATGTGTTGATGCCTTTAATTAAACGGTGGAGTTCAAGTTTCGTTATATCAAACACCATTCCTTTTTCTAATAACCAAGGTAGACAGCCATCCAATTGGTATTGCCATCCATCGCCTTCAAGAATTTCTATTTCTCGATCTGTTCTATCTCTATGCCATACGTATTCGTCATCTTCTTTTGATATATCAAAGGTACGGATTTCTCCGTCTTCCCAATAAGGTTTACCGAATGTTGCTACGTCTATCATTTAATAATCCTTACCAAAAATAATTACCGCCACCTTTGAGTCCAAGATCTGAAGCATATTTAGGCAAGCGGCATGACCAATATCCTGGCGTCATCTTATCTGTTTTTGTATCACAATTATGACGAGCAGCAAAATTCTTAGCGGCATCTTTATCATTAATCTTAGATGATAATCCACCTTTTTCATCGCCGAATTCTATTTTTTTAATGTTACCCGTCTTAGGATTCTTAACATATACGACATACTTCTTTTTACCCGAAGATCTCGTCGGAGAATTCAGTTGTGGTTCTTCCTTGACAGGCGGAATCATCGGTTGTTCAAGAGGTACTACTTTACCTTCGAACTCACCGAATCTTTCGTTAATATGTTTTAAAAAGCTATGCATTATCCATAGTGTATCCCAGTTCTGCCATACGATTATGATCATCCAAGGTCTTAGCTCTATGGGCTTTTCCATCTTTATCGAACATATCATGCGGAACGAATTCTGTTCCTTCTACAAAAACGCCGTCTAGAACATCACTCATAAATTTTTCGAATTCTTCATAATCATCGGTTCTAACTTCGCCATTAGCCATCGCAAAATCAAAGAAGGCTTGTTCTGCTTTATCATTCTTGAAGTGACCGTTTTTTTCATAATCCTTAAGATCTTTCTTATATTTTTTCTTAAGATTTTTAAGCTCTGAGCCGATAGCTTCTTCAAGGTCAGCTTCTTTGTCTTTCACTTCAGAAAGAGTCCAACCTTTTTTCAGGAATTCAGCTTCTTTACTTTTGTCAATGACAATAGTCTTACCGGCTTTAGTAACCATAGAATCCTTTTTAGGATCTTTGAATTGTCGTGTTTCTGCTAGTACTTCTTTAAACGTTTTCATTATACTTTTGTTCCTTTAGGTAATTGATCGTCACGTATAATGATTTCATCAATATCCGCATATCCGTTAGTTTCTATATATTTAGTTCCTCTTGGAAGTTTATATACAAGAGAGGCTGCGGCTTTGGCATAGTGCTTAGCGCTTTCTTCATTTGTAGTAAAGGAATTCCATCCCTTTCGAACTGGGCCTGAGCGCCAGACTTTCATACCGAAAAGTTTCTTTACTTTCACTTCGTTCAATCTCAGTAATTGATCGAAGAGTTTTTTAGTTAATAGTTTTTCGCCACCAATAGATGCGCCGTCGGCAAACCACTCTTCAATGTCTTGTTTATCGTCATCGTTTTTTAATCTAAAATATTTAGATATCTCTAGTTCTAAACGCTTTAAATTTCCTGGGCCTGAAGGTAAATGACCGTAGCTCATATATAATAATGTACCCCACATTCTCACGGCAAAATTACCTAATACTTTGTTAGTTAATTCATTTAATGTCGAGTACTCTTTAAAGCTCTTCACGTTCTGGCCCTTGAAGTTGATCCAAACAATTCTTTGAATTTACGACTGGCTTCAGTCTCTTTACGCTCTGTACTCGTGACATCATGCAACCATTTAGTATTAACAATACCTTCTTCTGATTCAACGATCAGGTAATTAGTTCCGAGTTTAGTAATAGTTGCTAGGGTCTTCGTTTCTTTAATTTCTATTATGTCACCAATTTGAAACAGATCGCCTTTGACATATTGCTCTCTTGTTTCTGAAACAGGTTCTAAATCGATATGAGTCCTAAAGGATGATTGCTCTTTAAGGCCCAGGCCTTTACGTAATAGATTAAATAATTTTTTTGTATCGTCATCGGATAGAGCAGAAGGCGTGCCGTTATTAAACGAAATAAAATCATTATCAACTGCAGCTGCTCTCATTTTAGAGGCACTCATACCAGTCGCATCATTAGCGTCTGGATCTCTTTCACCGGCTGATTGTATCTTTATAGATTCAAACTTATAAAAACCATGACGGCCTTCTACGCCGTTATATTTAGTAATACATCAAACTCTCGAACACGATCAGAACCTACAACCATGACGACATTCGCAAATCCTTCGTTGTACAACGACACGGATATAGCAAATACGTTATTAAGTTTCTTACTTGAATCAAATATAATAGAACGAGCCTGCTTAGGAAACATCTTCCTTGCGTATTTTACTTTGTCTTTATATCCTAACGGATTCTTTTTAGTGTCAACTGAATGAGAAAGATATATCTTATAAGGATTAGAACCCGATAATTTATCTATTTTGTCAAGTAAAATACCGTGGCCCACAGTAGGAGGATTCATACGACCGAATGTAAAGTATACGGTGCTTGAAGCTTCGGTTAAATATCTTGTAAACGATTTAATCATTAAACTTTTTGCCAGCCTTTTAATACTTCGGGACTAAAATTATTAAACGAAAACTCCATACGGTCTACAACCTTTAGAGCTCCGCCTGTTAATGTGTCAATGGCAACGTAACCTTCTTGACCAGTAACTTTATATCCTTTTGATGTCTTAACAAAGGTATTTATATCATTTAATTCGTTAAGTTTGGCGATGAGTATTAGCTTAGCTTCTACTATTAATTTCTGTAAATCAAATATTAACTTAAGGTTTTTCTTATTGTCAGCGCTAAAGAACTTAAGAAATTCATCACGCTTGGCAGCTTGAGCGCCTTTACCTTTTTCGGTCTTACGTTTATCTATTTCTTTTTGGAATTTATCATGGATGTATTTGACTAAAGCTTCGGTGTGTTTCTTTGTATCTTTAACTATTTCACCTGAACGAACAAACGAATTATTGAACGTTTCGATCTGTTGTGAGAGTGCAGGATTAGATCCTAATTCTTTTAGAACCTTACCAGATATTTTATTAAACAATGAACCAATCGCTGACAGTTTTTCGTTAACGGTTTTCGTATCGTCAGCACTCAATGTGGCTTGTGTAATATCTTTAAGCATAGCATCTTGAGACCAAACTTTGCTCGATTTTGTCAGTGAGCTTACGTCAGCACCGAACGTAGCTTTCATTGATTCAAATGTTGTACCTGTATATGACGTATGCCAGACAATACCTATTTTAGATCTCAATATTTCTTTAGCAACGTCAGAACCAGATGGTACGGCATATACAATTGTGTTTGGATGAAATGTGACATAATCCTGGCCGTCGATCTTTTGTATTTTAATATCAGATTTTGAGTAAAGGAAATCACCTTGTATTACGTTCTCAATACCAAGTTCAGGTAAATACTTAAGAGCTTCTTTCAGCTTAGTATTTAATTCACCAGAAGTATCATTATCGATGTCGGCCTCCGTTTTATACACCATTGGATTTTTATTGAAGATACCCTTTTTGGCAACAAAGAATTGTTGATCGCCTGGATCGATACCGGCAAAAACCGCAGGTGCACCGTCCCATTTTACTGACAATCCACCCTCGTGCGTGCCTTGTAACATATCTCTGAGACCGCGTAAACCCATAATAGCTTGTCGTGTACCGTCAACACCACCATGAATAACTGCATCTTCGATATGAGTCATATGCGTATTTTTTTGTTCGGTTATAAATCTTTTAAAAGGGATCATATTAGAATTTTATTTCGTTTTTAAATTTAGGAACTACTTCTA